GCAGTTTATACTTCAAACTTCACAGCACCTACGGATCCATTAACTGCGATAACAAATACTAAATTGCTTACTTGTCATTTGCCTTATATAGCCGATGGTTCAAGTGATGCTGCTACTATAACTAAAGTAGGTAATATACATACACAGCGATTTTCACCATATGATTATCTCGGCTATACAACGGCAGACCATCGTGGGTCTGTGTACTTTGATGGTTCTGGTGATCATCTTACTGTAGCAGCCAGCTCTGATTTTGATTTTGGAACTGGCGAATTTACAGTTGAATGGTGGCAATATTGGGACGGGGCTCATACTGGTTATGGCTCAGTTTATGATAATAATTATGCTACGAATCCTAATTTAATTTTGCAAACAGGCAATGGCGTGGCACAATATAACGTTTATATGAACGGCACTAGTGCAGCATTTTTAGAATCGTCGGCTGCGGCTCTTAATGTTTGGACTCATTACGCATTAGTTAGAAGCGGTACGACTGTTACTTTGTATAGAAATGGTACCTCAACGGGTAGTATGACCTATGCTGGAGCTGTTGGAAATAGTAGTGTCATCGTAGGTATTGGTAGCGGAACACCGGCTAATGCTTATGGAATTAAAGGTTATTTTTCTGACTTTAGAGTTGTAAAAGGCACTGCAGTTTATACATCTGCATTTACTCCTCCAACTGCTCGATTAACTGCTATTAGTGGTACATCATTACTGACTTGTACAAATAAGAATGATATTTGGGATGCTTCATCTGGAAGTCAAATAATGACTAAAAGCGGTAACGTAACTGCTAGTAATACACAAAGAAAATTTGCAACTTCGTCTGCTATATACTTTGACGGTAGTGGGGATTATTTAGATTTTGTTAAAAAGGATGAATATCATTTTGGTGGTTCTGATGATTTTACTGTTGAAGGATGGTGGTATTTTGCAGCAAATCCGAGCAGTTCTATTCCGCTTATTCTAATGGGCACTGGAGTTGATGCAACGCCTGCACATTATTCTGATTGGATAATGTATAGAAATGGGTCTGGTAATTTTTCATTTGGTCAGTATAGTAATACCGGTAATACATTTAGAAATTTTGCCAGTTTCGCACCAACATTAAATACATGGTATCATATTGCTGTATCAAGAAGCGGTACAGATTTAAAAGGATTTATTGATGGTGTACAACAAGGAAGCACAATTACTGATTCAACTGCGTGGACAAATAAATCTGGATCTAGACCTCTTAGAATGGGTCGTTTCATAAGTGGAGGAGGATCGAGTAGTTATTTCAATGGATATGCTCAAGATGTTAGAATTACTAAAGGACTAGCAAGATATACTAGTAACTTTACACCACCAACTACAGAATCTAAAGGATAATAAAGATGAGTAAGTCGCGTATAATTGCTGGAAATTTAGGTGCTTCTTCTGGTGCTTCTTCTGGTGGAGGAGTTACTATCTATGCAAATTCTGCAGCACTGCCAACTTCTGGTAATACTGCCGGCGATTTAGCATTTACTACAGATAAAAAGGGCATGTTTAACTGGGATGGTGCTGCTTGGGATAGAATTTATTCAGGAGCTAACGAAGTTCCTAGTTGGGATTCTGCTTTACCGGGTGTTCTTACGCTAAAAGCCAATGGTGAGACAAGCATTATTAAGTTTAAAGCTGCTAGCGATATCGAAGGATTTCCTATTAATTATACTTATGAGACAGTACCTTCATATCCAGCACAACTTGATAGTGCATTTGGCCAAGATAGTGCTAGTGGTGGATCAGGTATTTTAGATAGCACTAATCATCCGACAGAGCCTCGTATTACTTTAAAGCCATCAGTAAGAGATTCAGATGGCGGTGATTTTACATTAAGAATAAAAGCAAATGATGGTTCGCATGTCATAACTTCATCATCAACAGTGTCATTATCATTCTATGAAGGTGATTATTTCTATGTTGCTAATTCAACCTATGCCGCATCGAAAGATACAGTCGGCGTAACGGCGGATACATATCAAGGTAGTGCCGTAAGTTTAGGAACAGTCGGCGGATATCAAGGACATTACGGTGGTAAAACTCAAGCACAAAGTGGTGGTAACGTTAACAATGCATTGGTATGGGATTTAACTAACACTGGTGGATTTGATGCATCGACTGATTTGATTGTGTTTAGTATGTGGATACCAAATGAAACAGGAACTGGAATCGGAATTGGTGTATATGATAACGCGGCGGCAAAAAGTATAACTTTGGCAACTACCTCGTCCACCGGTTTGGGTAGACTAGATGGTAACATGGGACTTTTCTCTAACTGGGATAATGACGGTGAATGGATTATGGCAATATGGGGTGGAGGTAATGCTATTGCTACTATTAACAACACCACTTCTTCAGGATTTAGAATGTGGCCTGCACAAACGGGCGGAACCACAACTCTTGGTACAGAAATCGGTTCTGGACTTGGTACTGGTGGAGGATACACTCCACCTACAGTAAGTCAACCAGGAATGGTATTCTGGAATGGTGGTGACGCTGGTTCTTATACAGCTGGTTACACATCTAGAACCGCGTTAGAATGGTATGTTAGAAGCTTCCAAGTTTATTACAACCAAACAACAAGTGGTAGAACAGTAGAACAAATTGTAGGCGCTCATCAAAAGTTAGTCTTTGCATAATTCTTAGTGTACTTTCGACGTATTATGTATTATAATATATAATACTGTATGGAGTAAATGATGATTGATTTGAAAGCTATCCACGAAATGTGGGCAAAAGACTGTGTTATCGATTCAAACGAACTCGATAAATCCTCACGAGAACAACCTCTCTTACACGCTAAGTATCTTGAGCTTCTCTCAACGTATAAGCTACAATCAAAGCGTGCTGAGTTCCAACAAAAAGTTCTATTAAAGCAGAAATGGCTATATTACAATGGTAAGATGGATCATGAAACCTTACAGGAACTTGGTTGGGAAGCTGATCCTTTTAACGGTCTTAAAATACTTAAAGGTGAACTTGATTATTATTATGATAGCGATCCTGAAATTCAGAAATCTGAGGAAAAAATACAGTACTATAAGACTGTTATAGATACTTTAACAGACATTATTAACAATATTAATTGGCGTCATCAGACGATATCAAATATAATTAAATGGAAACAATTCGAGTCAGGAAACTAAATCATGCTAATCTTCACATTCAATGTGATAGTGGCACTGCCCAGGAATTAAACGAGTTTTTCTCGTTCTATGTTCCTGGTTATAAATTCATGCCAGCATTTAGAAATCGAATGTGGGATGGAAAGATTCGATTGTTTACAGTGATGTCAGGCGAATTACCTGCTGGCCTCTACCCACATCTTTTACAGTTTGCAGAAAAAAGAGATTATCTTATTGAGGTAATTGACTCTCCATATGGTCGTATAGATGACTATAATAAAGTAGAAGTAAAAGAACTCTATAATTTTATTACAGATCTTGGCATGCCGTATATCATTCGTGATTATCAGTTTGATGCAGTATCAACTGGAATACATCGTAAACGCGGTGTTCTTCTTTCTCCAACCGGATCTGGTAAATCACTTGTCATATATGCTTTAACTCGATGGTATCTTGAGAATGAAGATAAAATGGTACTTGTGATTGTGCCTACAACTTCTCTAGTTGAACAGATGTATGGTGACTTTAAAGATTATGGATATGATGTAGAGAATGAAGTTCATAAAATTTATTCAGGTAAAGATAAAAATACTACAAAAAGAGTTGTAATATCTACATGGCAATCTATCTATAAATTATCAAGAGATTGGTTTCATCATTTTGGTATGGTAGTTGGCGATGAGTGTCATGGGTTTAAATCAAAATCACTTATGTCAATTATGAACAAAGCATCTGAAGCTGAGTATAGATTCGGAACAACAGGAACATTAGATGGAGCTCAAACACATGAACTCGTACTCCAAGGTTTATTCGGTAAAATATATCGCGTTACCACGACAAAGTCCTTACAAGATAACGATACTCTCGCCCAGCTCAAAATTAAACGAATTGTACTTAAATATGCAGAGACGGTACGTAAGGAGTTTGGTAAGAGAACATATCAGGATGAAATCGATTTCATTGTAAGCAATCAATTTAGAAATAAGTTTATTCGTAATCTTGCTCTCGATCTGAAAGGTAACACGCTTATTTTATATAACTACGTTGAGAAGCATGGTAAGCCTATTTTTGAGCTTATAGATAATAAGGTAGATGAAAATAGAAAAGTATTCTTTGTAAGTGGAGATGTATCCGCGACAGACAGAGAAGCTATCAGAGCTATAGTGGAGAAACAAAAAAATGCTATCATTGTCGCATCTCTGGGTACTTTTAGTACCGGTATTAATATTAGGAATCTACACAATATTATCTTTGCTTCACCTTCGAAGAGCCAGATCAGAGTTCTTCAAAGCATTGGACGAGGATTAAGAAAGTCAGAAGACGGTAGTGCTACTACATTATACGACATATCCGACGATATTAGTTGGGAAAAAAGAAAAAATTACTCATTACTTCATTCATTCGAGAGGCTTAAAATGTATCAGAAAGAACAATTCGAATATAAAACAGTACAATTAGAAATCCAATCATGAGCGGTGAATATAAACAATTTAAGCTTACAAACGGTGAAGAAATGGTGTGTGAGTTAGTAGCATCTGGTGATGAAGATTCTACAGCCGATGTGATTATAAGACGCTGCATGAAAATTGTAGTTACAGATGACCTTGAAGATAATGTAAGATACTATACATTAAAACCATGGATGTCTTTTATGGATGATACACAAGAACTAGTGGCTCTTAATTCTGTGCACATTGTAGGAGAATGTAAACCATCTGAAACAATCATGATCCATTACGCAGCAGCTCTTGCAGACGCAGATAAATACAATAAGGTAAGACAAGCTGGATTAAGTCTAAAAGAAATAGAAGAAAAGCTAAAAGAATTATCAGACGAAGAAATGGACGCATTTATTTCAGCTAAATTTGACGAAATTGAAAAAGATTCTGATACAGCAAATGTCATTCAATTTAAACCAAAAGGCACATTACATTGAGTTTTTTAATCCATCCATTACCACCTGAAAATGTATTTGTTCGCAAAGAATATTTGTATGACCTAGAACATGGTCATGGTGAATTAACACCTGGTATATGGATCTCTGTTAAATCAACACAATATAAGGCGCTATACTTTGAAACACTTCTTACAGAATATGGAGCACTCTATGATAAACTTCCTCTCTCCGCATTCGTTTGGAAAACAGATCATGGTGATCTTCCTCTTGATGTTTTGCAGCTTTGGGATTGCTTTGATTACGACTTAACAGTTGTAGAAAAACCTATCCTAAGTAGGTGTGAGTTTTTCGGAAAAGACAAGCAGATGCACGCTGGGGAGTATATGTTCACAATAGACAATGCTCATCGTGACAAATCGACAATAGACATAAATTTTTCTGAACACGACCCCGAACATAAAAGCTTTAATATTATACAATTGGATAATGGACAATTTGCGGCTCAACCTAACAATAGAGTATTATTTAGAGATTCTAGTCTGACATTACCAGATCTAAAACAACCAGATTTTAAAGTATGTACTCAAAACTATAGAGTAGAAACCGAACCTAAATGGTCGGTTGGACATACAGACGAATGGCAATACAAAACCCTTGATGGAAATTAAGTACTACTGCCTCCCGGAAAACTTTATAGTTTATTATATACTATCTGGCAGAAAAGTACACACTTATATTTTCCTCTAAAAATAAAATTATACTATGTACAAATACGACTGACTAGTATATAATTACTATAATATGAAAGGAAGCGATATGGCAAGAACTAAACGCGCTAGCATACATTACGTAAATAATGCTGAATTCTCACAGGCTGTAGTCGACTATGTTACTACTGTAAGAGAAGCTAAGGCAAAAGACGAAAAACTCCCTATTGTAACTGATTACATTGCCAGCTGTTTCTTACGAATTGCTGAAGGGCTGTCTCATAAATCTAATTTTATTCGCTATACTTATCGTGAAGAGATGGTTATGGATGCAGTTGAAAATTGTTTAAAAGCAATTGAAAATTACAACCTCGAAGCGGCAACAAGAACTGGCAAACCAAATGCATTTGCTTATTTTACACAAATAACTTGGTATGCATTTCTTCGCCGCATTGCAAAAGAAAAGAAACAGCAAGACATTAAGTTTAAATATTTATCAAAAGCTGATATATCTGTTTTTCTCGATAATAATCTAGGTGATGATATGTCTCAACAAGTAGTAGGTGCATTTGTTGATACACTTCGTGATCGTATTGAAAAAGTAAGAAACGTTGACACCGAAG